CCATAGTTATTACTACTTGAGTTTAATACGTCACTTCTCATAATTAAGCTCCTTCTATATTAAACAAAGCATGAGTTTCAGGAAGAGATATTTCAAGACCTGCTTCTGTTAGAATCAAGTCTTTTCGTAAATCTTCATCAGCTTGTTGTACGTTTGTTGTTATATGAGTGTCTCTATTAACACCATTGCCAACTAGAGGCCTATATGAAACGTGGTCAAGGTCAACTAAAGCCATAAATGTAGAAGACAATCCTCGGAATAACGGCTCTTTAACAAGAGTGAAGTCTCCGTGAACTGTTTCTATTTTCATTACTTTATGACCAAATGAACCTTTTCCAGAATCAAAATTATAAGCGTATGGATTCGCAGAATGCCCCATAGAAGCATCAACAAAAGCACCATCACCTAACTTATTGAACAATGATATTACAGGTAAAGAAGCTAATGCTAATTTACTTGAACTTCCGCCTCTAGCAGGGTCAAACACAACTTCTAAGTCAGAAAGAAAGTTATCATATGTCATTGAGCCTGAAGCTATAGACTTATGATATGCTTTACCTTCTGAATAAGACAATTGAGTAGTATCTGTTGTTGGAGCAGCACCTTCAGCGATAATATGTCCTACCACACCTTCTGAGTAGTTCACGCCACCAACTTGAGCACGTTGTCCAAATAACATTGTTCTCTCTATGTCTATTTTATGTTCTCTTAATTTAAGATTCCATAATCTTTGCCATTCATCAGCATATCCTTTATACACAGTAGCTCTTGCTGTATTAGACATCTCACAAGCTGTTTTAAAGATTTGGGTATAACCATAATCATTATCTAACTCTTGAGACCATACATCTGGAGCTCCTGAACCTTCAGCATACGCTGTACCAATTACCTGACAATTAACAGCAGTTGATGAACCATCGATAGTTACTGCTGTTGTTGCATTTTCTCTCAACCATCTTATTTCTATCTCAGTAGCTGAATTAACTGCTGTAATAACACATGTTGCAGAATTACTTCCTGCACCTGCACCAGATACAAGAGCAGATACCATCACAACCATGCCTTTAATAAGCCATCCTGATGAAGATATAGTCATAGTATCAGTAGTATCTTCTGCTATTGCGCCCAAATTACTTGAAGTAGTAAATGTTCTATCTGTAATAGATATTTTTGTTCTATCTTCAAGAAATCTAAACGTGCTATCGGATACTGGTACTTTTCCTACTTTTGACAAATATACAAAAAATGGAGACTCTTCTGGAGCTAAATCGGCGACTCTATCACTAAAGTCGAATAACCGTCTATCAGCAAATACTGTTGCCGCTTTTGACCCAGGAGTCGAATGTAATACTTGTCCACTATTAAAAGTAGCCATTTTTTTTCTCCTTAGTTTATATTATTATTTACAATACCTTCGCACGACTTCCAGCTTTCACTATACCTTCCCACATTGCATCTTCATCCGTCTTAGGAGCTTGTGGCTGCTGCCCTTGCAACACCCCACCCTGTGCAGGGTTCCCCTGTGTATTACGGATATCATCAAGTGGGTTTTGTGCTTGATTGCCGGCTTCAGACTCAGAAACAGCTCTCCACATTTTAATAGCACCATCAACACCATATTCTGCTGGATTATTGGCAGCGAATTGCATGAATGAATCTACTTCAGCTGGGTTTAAACCCCTCTGTTGTAATTCTCCCTTTAATTGCATCATGCCTTGATTTTTCTGAAATCCTTGCATTTGTTGGTTGACAGCTCCATTAATAGAGTCGTTCAATTCCTGTTGTCTGAACTTGTACGATTTAGACTGCGGGTCATTATAGGCTTCCCATGGGTCAAATTCATCTTTATCTAAAGAAACTCGCTGTGGACCTGCTGGTTGACCACCTTGACCTCCTTGTACCATACCTGCTACTGCCTGTGCGATATCCGGTCGTGATTCCAAAAATTGTCCTACTTTTGCATAGTCTTTTAGTTTAGAGTTTTCCGCTGCGAGTTTATCCTTTTCACTTTGGAAGTATTTTGCTTGGTCTTCCCAGTTTTCAGAACCCTCTTGCGTATTAACATTTTCGTCTTGCCCTACATTATCAACGGTTTCACCTTGTAGATGTCCATCTTCATATGCGTTTTCCATATTATTTAGCTCCTTCCTGCGATTTCTCTTTTCCTTTTTGAGATTGACCACGAGTATTCATTCGTAATTTCTCAGATTCGAGTTTCACCGCATCTGTTAATCTGCCTACTTGCAGTTTGCTTTTTGTTTTGCTATCTAATTCTTGTTCTTTTAATCGGCCTTTGAATTTCTCTACTTCAGTTCTCTGACGTGAAGAAATTGATTCTCTTTGAGCGGTTTGTAAGTCACCAGATACTTTCTTAATCTGTTGCTGTGCTTGTTGTAACATTTGTTGTAATTTAGCAACTTCATCTGTTCTTCTCATAACTCCCTCTTTATCGAAAATTTCTGTTTTCTTAAGAGCTTCCACTCTATCAATAAGTCCAGCCTGATATGCTTCCATGTATATCTGCCATTCACCCCATTTATTAGATGGTAATGTAGAACTTCCAATTATACGTATATCAAACTGACCAACAGAAATATCATTCTCAATAGCCTGTAATTCTTTACTCTTATCATCATACAATCTTTTATTGATTGTATATTCATTTATATCGTTATTTGGTTGAACGATTCTAAATGTCTTTTTAAATTTATAATGTTGTTTAGACAAATTATAAACAACTTGTCCTAATCTTTTAATCGAACCTTCAATATCTCTAAGTTTAGACTTAGAACGTCTCTGCCCAACATCTTCCATCATCATTGTTGCACTATATGTTTTTGGTGCAGCTTCTGTCTGACCATGCATCATTTCAAAAATACCTATATTTAAATCAATATATCCCTCAATCATCTTAGGTAATGTCAATATCGAACCAGACAATGGCTGTGGTGCTGGAAAATGTGGTTCCCCAAAAGATGGGTCATATTCTATTGTAGCATTAGGATTTGCCCAATCTCTTTCGAGTTCTTCAATATCACTAACACTTCCTTGAGGCACGAGCAGCTTTAGCCCAGCCGAAGCCTGAGCATGGGATGTAATGAGCGACACCGTCTTATTGAGGAACCTCTGAAATGCTTTATTCTTTCTAACATCACTCATTGGATATGGTGTATTAGTCCAAATATTAGGAACCGGCACAATAGGATAAATATCTGTATCACAAATCATTTCATATAAAACAATTTGTCCTACTGTACATGTTAATTTAATTCTTGGTTGAGTAACTTCCACATAATCAATTAATTGCTGTTGTATTGCTAAAGCAAAATCTTTATCCTGAGTCATCTGAGCAAATTGCTCTTGAGACATAATACGCTCATCACCACTTCTTGTATCTATTACTCTATAATAAGGAACTCTTATTTTTCTATAATATTCTAGCAATCTATACTTATCAACCCCGTAATCCTTATCTTTTGTATTATCTGGAGTAAATGATTGCATCGTTGTTGCATTTGTTGCATCAGGATAATCTTCTTCGCCACTAATTGATTCTATTTCATCTATTAGTAATTTTTCACCCTTCTCATCTATTGGCTGTGATAATTGTGGGTATAAATCTATTAATTGCTGTTTTGTTAGAATTGTTGATACTATCATCCCAGAAGCATCATCAAAATATCTGTGTCTTGAATTAGGGTCTACATATACACGGAATGGGTCAACGTAAGTAAACTTAACCTCACCTCTACCATAATCACCATCTTTATCAAGATAACAATAAAAATATCCTAGACCAGTAACAGCATAATCATGAACAACCTGTTTGAATACTTCATTGCCATCTGATATATCCCATGTATATTCAAGTATTGTTCTCCATACATTTGCAAGTTTGTTATCAGAATCTTCTCTACCTACTGCAGAGAACCTTGGAGTTTTTGAAGTTACAATAGCTTTAAATTGCTCAATAGCAGCATATAACCTATCCATAGGCATTGAAGACTGATTTCTTGAGTCAAGTTCATCAATTTCTGAAGCAGTAAAATGATTGCCAAGATAGAAGTCCATATCCTCTCTCGCAGCTGTATCCCAGTCTGCTCTAGCGTTTTTCCAATTGTCAAAAAGCTCCCTTACTTCTTTTACTCTAATATCCTCGTTTATCATAACTTATAATATACCTATATTTATTTTCATAAACAAATAATTATTTTCTTGCTCCAGTCATCCAATTATACGCTTTTTTAGGTGTTAACCAGTTCCCATCTTTCTTTTTCTTCTTTTTCTTGCTACCAGCTTTAGGATTTCCCCTTGCCCACTGAGTAGATAACCAGAATGCATCAATTGTATCATCATGACTACCTTTAGGAAAATCAAGTAGTTCTCCTATGAACTCATGCATATCCTTCTTTAAGTGAACAGCTCCTGCTTTAAACATGGGTTGTAACCCTTCAAACAACCTATCCTTCTTCTTTTGATTATAATTCTTGATTCCCTTTTCAATACCAGGAAGGAACAATCCTTCTTTTTTACTTCTTTTCATTACATAATCCCTTAACATCTCCTGATATGCAATAGTTTCTATATTTATTCTCCGTACCGGGCTATATCGTTTTGCAATTTCAAATATCTTGTCGGCACAGTCCATGGGTAAGACTCTCTTCCTCCAGTATTCAAGAACGTAGTAATCATACTCAGCAGTAACACCAATAACCATGATAACAGAATAATCATTATACACCCCAATTGTTGAAGCAGGGTCAACACCGATGTAAATATTGACATACTCTTTTTTATCGTCATCCAACTTAACGTACCATGAAGCATATTCTTCATCATATCTACAAAATCCTTTATATAATGCATTATTTATATCCTCCTCACTAAATATTTGGTCATCAGGAGACTTTGCTTGGTTCATATACTCTTGAAAAAATTTAGCGGGAGTTCCTGAATCAATATAGAATTGCTTACGATTTTCTAATTTCTTCAATGGCCACCTTGAAGGCCATATAGGCTTGCCGTCTTCGATTGCTTTTTTAGTATATACGTCCCAAGCAAATTCTTCACCAGTCTTTTCACACTCACTATTTTTACTAACAAGTCCATTTAAAAAACTGTCATAGTGTACAACTGTTCCATTACACCACAGAAATCCATTTTTATCAAAATCAATCGCTGGATACACGGCAGCTGTTACCCATTCCTTTATTTGTCTCCTAGAGTCAGGAGTTTTTGTATTTAACTCTGATTCAAAGTCATCAAGTATAATACCTGTATATCTTGTTGAATATTGCTTCTTTCCTCTTAATCTTTGTGAAGTACCCTTGCCAATCATTCGGCAACCATTTTTTAATGTAAATTCGTCCTTTGTCCATTTATCTCCTTCTAAATCACCAAAATAGTAATGAATTGCCGGATTTGAATATATATGGTTCTGAATCCAATTAAGATTATCTCTTGCCTGGTCTTGGGCTTCACCAACCCAAGCGATAAACTCTGGGGTTTCTTTAGTTGCAAATAAAAACCTGTGAAGCACAGCACAGGCCGCTAAAGTAGATTTAGCATGGTCACGAGGTAGAACTAGTGCTAATTGCTGCTTTTCCTTATCTAAAAGCATTTTACCTACATCATTATGGAAATCAGGGGTAGCTGAGGCTAGAAAGTCTTGTGGGCTGAATAGTTTGCCAAATGTGATTAAATCACTATATGCAAGTTGCAATGTCTTTTCATTCTTAGAAACATTACCATTAAGATTTAAATTAGCCATTATCTAGGCATTATATGTGGCGATACTGGCTGTGCAGCTCCAAATTCTCCTTGTGACCTCATAAGAGATTCAATTAATGAATTTAACATATTATTTTCCGGAACATCACCAGGTC